AAGGCCTATATCGATAAGAAGATCCAGCTTGTATCTAAATCAAGAAACCGCTAAACATGCCTGCACCAGATCTACAAGGCCAAGCCCTTCAGTTCCGAATAGCGAATGACCAGCCGATTGGCGGATTTGCACCGGAGGTTCTGGGCCTACAGCTACAGTTAATCCAAGAAGAGTTTGAAGAGTTTGTCGAGGCCTACAAAGAGGCTATTAGTGATCTCCAGAATCTTAGGTCTAGAGAACATGCGCTTAAAGAACTTGCGGACCTTGGTTACGTTTGCTTCCAGTTTGCTGCCGCTGCCGACTGGGAGCTCGACGAAGCTATGGCGCGAGTACATCGCAGCAACATGTCAAAGCTGGTAGATGGAAAGCCACTGAAGAACGAGCAAGGAAAGGTCATGAAAGGGCCTAATTATCAACCTCCTGTACTGATTGACCTTGTATGAAGACCGACACTGTACGCCTGATCTGGGCGACAGCAAATGGCGATGAGCTGCTGTCATACATGGCTCGGGTATCAAACCCCAGCGCAAAGCCTGGAGACCCACACAAGAAGCTAATTAGATATCTGATCGACCACAAACACTGGTCTCCATTTGAGATGGTCAATATGTGCGTAGAGATCAACACTGAGCGTGACATCTCAGCACAGATCCTGCGGCATAAAAGCTTCTCGTTCCAGGAGTTTAGCCAGAGGTATGCAGAGGCATCACTCCCAGAGCTATTTGACCTACGGCGACAAGATACGAAGAACCGACAGAATTCGATCGATGATCTTCCGTTAGGTGTCATCGCCGAAGCAGACAGGGAGAATGCCAAAGCGATTAGCACAGCATACAGGGCATACCAGAAGATGTTAGAGCTAGGCATTGCCAAGGAGTGTGCAAGGCGAATCATGCCGCTATGCACGCCTACCAGGATCTATATGAACGGAACAGTTCGATCCTGGATCCATTACTTCGATGTACGCTGTGATCCAGCAACACAGTTAGAGCATCGAGAAATTGCCATCCGAATTAGAGATGTCTTTAAAAAGCTCTTCCCTGACACCGCTGCCGCTGCCGGATATTAAGAATCTGGAAGACGGCACAGTTGAAATCAGGCTAGGCACCCAGGTGGGATGGGTGTCATCAATGCACCTAGTAGAACCCAAAGTAAATCAACTGTACAAAGCATATTTCGAAAACAATGTTTCCTGAAAGCGCACCATCCGCAAACCCAGTCTTCTATCGTACTTATAGCCGCCGAACTGACAGTGGTAAAGAGTCGTGGGCTGATGTCGTTGAGCGCTGCGTAGCGGGGCTGGCAAAGGTCGGAAAGTTTACCGCTGAAGAAGAGGCGCTAGTACGCGCTCAAATGGAAAGACTGCACTCGTTGCCGTCAGGGCGTTGGCTGTGGGTTGGAGGCACTCCATGGGTAGAAGAACAGAAGAACTACTCTGGCGCTTACAACTGCACAAGCACTGATACCTGCGATCTTAAGGCGTTCCCTCTGCAGATGGAACTGCTAATGATGGGTAGCGGTACTGGAGCGATCCTTGAGCCTCGCTGCATTGATCAGCTTCCGGTGGTTTGCAACCGCTTTGATCTAACGGTGTTGGAGAATATTGGGGAGGCAAGCATTAGCGATCCTAATAGCAGGATAGACATTACGGAAGGAGAAAGCGCCACAATCTATGTTGGCGATTCACGCGAAGGTTGGACCGACGCCTTCCTCATTCTCCTGGAGTTGGCTACCGATGCGAACAAGAGTGTTACTAGCGTTACGGTAGACCTGAGTAATGTTCGGCCCCCTGGAACCGCCATTAAAGGTTTCGGGGGTGTAGCTAACCCCGTCAAGCTTGCCCATTTCTATCGCCGCGCTGGCGAGATTCTCCAAAAAGCACACGGTCGTCAATTGACTTCCGTTGAGTGTTGTCTGCTGCTCGATGAGTCTTCACTGGCTGTGGTCGCCGGAAACGTGCGCCGCAGTGCTGGGATGCGTCAGTTCAGCAGTTGGGATAAAGAAGCTGCAGCAGCAAAGGACAATCTTTGGCAGCAAGGTGAAGATGGTAAGTGGCGGATCGACCCCGAGCGCGATGCCCTGCGCATGGCCAACCACACACGGGTGTTCCACCAAAAGCCGACCTTTGAAGACGTCAAGGAATCGGTTACAAAGCAGTTCTATTCTGGTGAAGGTGCAATCCAGTATGCACCTGAGGCAATTGCGCGCTCCAATGCGGATCTCTTGTTCATCAGGGAGCTACAAGAGAGGTTCATCCAGATCTATGAGACATTGGGTCGGGAAGCGGCAGGTCTTTACCTGCGACGCTGCGAGCCCTTGCTGAGCGACCAAGAGGTGGAGCACCGCCTCAGCCGCTACGGCCTCAACCCCTGCGGTGAAATTCTCGGTGCCGACTTCCACTGCAACCTGTCTGAAGTTCACCTGAACACCCTCGACCCTCGGGATAAGGAAGGACAGGCTGCCGCATTTAAGGCAGCAGCTCTGAGCGCATGTGCGCTACTGCATCACAAGTTTAAGGAGGAGCGGTATCAATACAGCCGTTCAGTAGATCCAATCATTGGCGTAAGCTTTACAGGTCTGTTTGACTTCTTTGTCAAGCGGTTTGGTGCGGAGTGGCTTGAGTGGTGGGAGGCAGGCCGTCCACGGAATGAATACTATCAAGATGTAGAGGCTACCTACCTAAAGACTTGGCGGCGCATTGTTGAGGACACAGTCAAAGAGTATTGCTCAAAGCATGGGCTGAAGGTTCCTAACCGGTTCACCACCGTGCAACCCGCTGGCACGAAGAGTCTCCTAACTGGGGCGTCCCCCGGCTGGCACCCACCTAAAGCTGCCCGCTTCATCCGCCGAATTACATTCGCTAAGAACGATCCGGTGGCGCTGGCTTGTGAGGCTTATGGGTACAAGATCATTCCAAGTCAGTCTGACCGAGATGAAACCGGAGCACTGCTCGACGACCCACGAGATCCGCGATGCAATGAATGGTTGGTAGAGATTCCGACAGAAACCATCTGGGCTAACATTGAAGGATGCGATGGAATTGATGTCAACAAGTTTTCAGTGGCTGCCCAGTTCGACTTTTACATGCAGGTGCAGCAGCACTACACAACTCATAATACGTCGGCAACTCTAGAGTTCCGAGAGAATGAGATTGAGACGCTCTCCCAGCTGATCTATGACAGCATCGGCCAGGGCTACATCTCCGCAGCCCTGCTGGCCCGCTTCGATGCCAACGAGACCTTTCCCCGACTTCCGTTCGAACCAATCGATAAGGACACGTTCCAAACGCTTACGGACGAAGTAGTAAGTCGTCGTATCACGTCCGAATTTGGCCTGGCCATGTCGGCCTATGCAGGGGGGCATGACGCGGCTGGTCCTGCTGCGTGTGATTCAGATAAGTGTCTGTTTGAAGAGAAGGCACCACAGACATGATTGTGACAGAACAACTGGGTCTCGCAGAGATATCTGCAGGGGCCCTTTCCCAACTTGTCGAAGAATTAGATTCATACTATCCCGACAGCTACCCTGACCATAATCTTAGCATCCAAGAAATAGCTTACAGAGCTGGTCAGGTGTCAGTGGTTCGGCGGTTGAAGTACAAACTAAAAGAACTTAGAGGAGAGGACTAATGTGTGGAGGAGGCGGAGGAGGCGGGCCATCAAGCTCTGACCTTAAGAAAGAGGCTAACCGCCAGAAGAAGTTTCGCAAGAAACAGAACGAGCAGTTTAAGACCGCGCAAAGTAATGCCAAGGCTCAGCATGATGAAAACCTTGCAAGTAGTAAAGAGCAGTTCGATGCAGCTCAAAAGAGCTCATGGGATCAGTTTTATATTGCTCAGGGTAATCAGAGAGAAGTTGCTGAAGCGCAAATGATGACGCAGGAAGCGCAGTTTGCCAGGGCACAAGAGCAACAGCGCATGGCCCTAGAGATGCAGCTTCAACAGAACGAAGAGATGGCCCGTAGGTCTGAAGAGGCTGCCAACCGGGCCCAAGGATTGAAGCTGGTTGGCCAAGATCCAGAGGCAGTAAAGGTTCGTTCGAAGGCAAAGGCAAAGGCACGAAAGAGTGCGTCTGTTGGGACTGCACAATTGGTTAACCCACTTACAATTTCAATGGGGAATGGCTAACAATCAGAGAAACAGAGACCGGCAGAGGGCGCAGGTTGCAGCTGCCATCAACCCGGCAATGACAGTTAAGGGGCAACAAGTAGGAACCCCAGCACCAAAGCCCCCACAACCGTCGTCAGGAAATCAGGTACCACAACAGGTTGAAATCCCGTGGTCTGGGTCATCGGCGCCGAAGTCAGCGGCTCCTGGAGTTAGTGCTCCACAACAGCAGCAACAAGGACAGCCGGCAGGGGGCGTTACTTACGGGCAAGTTAGTTGGAACAGCAACGACCCCGGCTCGTTCCGGAAGGTTGAAAGCGCAAGTCCTATTACAAGTCAACCTTCAGCAGTACCGGAGTTTGATTGGAACGCCTGGAACGCCGAAATGATGGCACGTCAGCAGGCTGTGTGGGAGTCAATGGACGCAATGAACTCAGCCTTCTTGAGCCAAATGGAGTCCATTCGAGCAACACCCCAGCGCACGGGTGGCGGTATTACAGGCGTAGCCGGCGCACAGGATGCTGCTGCGGTAAAGATTAAGAAGCGCACAAAGAAGACGAGTACCACAAACCAGGCAACAGCAAAGCCTCAAGCCACAGGGCTAGGTATTGGTGATGCAGGTGGTGCAACTAATGGGCTTGGCATTTCCAAGCAGGATAAATAAGTATTATGGAAAAGACTGCAGCAGAGCGTTACGCCCGCCTGACAAGCAATCGCACACAGTTCCTTGATGCTGCCCGAGAATGTGCCAGGCTAAGTGTTCCCTATATCATGCCGCCTAGCGGTCACTATAGCGGGACAAAACTTAGGACTCCCTGGCAAGCAGTGGGTGCCAAAGGCGTGAATGTGATGGCGAGCAAACTCATGTTGAGCTTGTTCCCTGTAAACACAAAGTTCTTTAAGCTTCAAATTAGTGACGGAGCTCTAGCCAAGGATCCAGAAGTGGATGCTCAGGCGCGCTCTGAAATCGACCTTGTTCTGTCGAAGATGGAACGAGTTGTCATGCAGCACGTAAACGAGAGTACGGATCGGATCGTACTGCACCAGGCAATGAAGCACCTGGTTGTTTGCGGCAATGTCCTTCTATTCCTTGGACGGAAGGGTATCAAGCTCTACCCATTGGATAGGTATGTCCTTGTCCGGGATGGGGAGGGCACAGTCACGGAGATTGTGACTGTAGAAGCCATTGATCGTCAGTTCCTTCCGAAAGACTTCTTTAAGAAGACAACGGCAGAAATGCTGAAGGATCGTGGGTCTACAGGCACCACACCCGATAACCACACAGGTGACGAAGGTGCTGGCAGTATTGCCGACCTAAAGCTTGATCCAAACAATAATGAGGTGGCTGTCTACACCTGGGCAAAGCTTCAGGATGGGCAGTGGAAGTGGCATCAAGAAGCAGATGATCGCGTGATTCCTGGAACGGAATCAACATCTCCCAAGAACATCTCCCAGTGGCTGGCTCTGAGGTTTAATGTCGTTGACGGCGAAGACTTCGGACGTGGTCGTATTGAGGAGTACCTGGGGGATCTCAAGTCCCTGGAGGCTTTGTCTCAGGCCATCGTAGAGGGTTCTGCCGCTGCGGCTAAGGTTGTCTTTACAGTCAGCCCCTCTGCCACCACCAAGCCAAACCAGCTGGCTCAAGCAGGTTCTGGAGCAATTATCCAGGGCCGCCCGGACGATGTGGGCGTCATACAAGTCGGCAAAACGGCCGATTTTAAGACTGCTTACGACATGATCACAATGCTGACCCAGCGTCTGTCAGAAGCGTTCCTTGTCCTGAATGTTCGTCAGTCTGAGCGCACTACAGCTGAAGAGGTGAGGGCCGTTCAGAATGAGGTGAACGAGCAATTGGGCGGCCTGTGGGGTGCGCTTACCAGTGATCTGCTGCGACCCTATGTAAACCGCAAGCTGGCTGACCTACAACGTCAGAAGATGCTACCTACGTTCCCGAAGGGGATGGTATTCCCAACTGTAGTTGCAGGCCTTGAAGGGGTTGGAAGGGCACAGGATCGTGAAGCATTGATGCTGTTCATGCAGACCATTGCTCAAACCCTTGGTCCGGAAGTCATGGGAAGTCATATGAAGCCGGGAGAGGCAATCAAGCGGTTGGCAGCAGCAGCTGGCATTGACTACCTTGGTCTGATTAAGACTGATGAAGAGCTTGCACAAGAACAGCAGGCAGCTCAACAGCAGCAACAGCAGCAGTCAGTGATGGACCAGATGGGCCAACTGGCTGGATCTCCAATGATGGATCCGAGCAAGAACCCAGCAGTTTTAGACGCATTTAGTAATGCCCAACAACAAACAGGAGAAGTCCCAGGTGGACTTGGATTCGCCCCAAGCGGCCCAGCCGAAGGCGCCCAAGGCCCAGAAGACGGAACAAGTATCTGAACTTACTCCTAAGCGTAAGTATGTGCCTCAAGCACGGGTTAAACCAACGATTGGTAGGAACCAGGTTGGCGGCCCGAAGGAGCGCATCACGCCGAAATTCAATTCAGTTAGCACCGTCATTAACTAATGGCAATCGTAAACACTTTTGATCCGCAGGATGGAGCCGACCTCACTGAGCAGGAAGCGGCAGAACGCCGTGCTCTTGAAGTAGGCTCCAAACTCGTTGAGAGCCAGGAAGAAGCCGCTCAAGAGCGGTTCCGTAAGGCAAGTGAAATCGACGAGAATGATGCCCGCTTTGCAGGCAAATACCGCTCAGCAGAGGAATTGGAGAAGGCCTACCTTGAGCTCCAGAAGAAGCTAGGCGAGAAAGGTAATAACCAAGAACCTGAGGAGGCCGCGCAAGACGCCGAGGAGTCCCAGGAAGAGGCTTCAGATGAGGGAGAGGACGAGGAGGTAGATGAGGAGCTCACAGACGCCCTCAGAGCCCTTACAGAAGCCTCTTCTGAATTTGAGAACGGCGGTCTGAGCAAGGAGACCATTGACAAGCTGGCAGAGCTTGACAGTCGCACCCTGGTGGAAACCTGGGCTGAATACGTCAAGAGCCAGCGAGAGCAGGCCGTACAAGGAGCAGTTACCAAGGAGCAGGCCGACTACATCACACAGTCTGTGGGAGGTCAGCAGGCCTACTCAGAGATGCTGGGATGGGCAGCAGATAACTTAACTCCAGATGAGATTGCCACCTACGACGCTGTTATGAACGGTGGTGACGCAGGGGCGATGTATTGGGCTGCACAGGGTCTGAAAGCCCGCTACAGCTCTGAGGCTGGCTACGAGGGACAACGCTATACGGGATCGAGAGCACCTGCTCCCGAGCCTGGGTTCCGCAGCCAAGCAGAGCTGGCACGAGCCATCGCCGATCCTCGATACAAAGACGATCCTGCCTATCGAATTGATGTGCAGGAGAAGCTCGCTCGTAGCGGCAACCTCCTGTAAGACAGAGCCTAAGCCCCTGTTATGTCCTGATGAGGCATATCACGCTTAGGCCATCTGCATAGATCTGGTGATTCATTGGGGTTCGATTCCCTGACTATGCCTTGTGGACGCACTAGGACCACGTTAAAAACCGTGCCCGCTGCAGTGGGCCCGAGAGGATACCCCACGTCGGTAATTACCAATTGAATACTCTTAGAACAATAGATCGATCTTAAATAGGAACTGGCGCTATTAAAGCAAACACCAATTTCCTTAAATAACGACAATGGCAAACACTCTTCTTACCCGTCCTGGCCAAGTAAACCAGGCGGGCGATTCCCGCGCTCTTCTCCTTAAGCTCTTTACTGGGGAAGTGTATGAAAGCTTCCGCAATAACCTGATCTCGAAGGACCTTGTTCAGAGCCGCACTCTGCGCAACGGAAAGGAAGCCCAGTTTATCCATACGGGTAAAATGACGGCGGGGTTCCATACACCCGGCACGCCTATCCTCGGAAATGGCGGTGGTACTAATGGTGCTCCTCCGCAGGCCGAAACGACCATCACTGTGGACCAGCTGCTGATCAGCTCTGCGTTCCTGTATGAGCTCGATGAGGTCCTTGCCCACTACGATCTGCGTGGTCCCATCTCGCGTCAAATCGGTCAAGCTCTGAGCGAGCATTATGACCGTCGTGTGTTCCGTGTTCTGGACCGTGCCTCTGGTACTGCCAGCCCGGTTACCGGTGAGCCTGGTGGCTTCCAGGTGAAGCTGGGTGCTAACAACGAGTACAACGCTCAGGCCCTGGTTGATGGCTTCTTCGAGGCTGCGGCTGTTCTCGATGAGCGCTCTGCTCCTCGCGAGGGTCGTGTGGCTGTTCTGTCTCCCCGGCAGTACTACAGTCTGATTTCCTCTGTGGACACGAATATCCTCAATCGCGAGATTGGTAACACTCAGGGTAACCTGAACAGTGGCGCTGGTCTCTACGAGATCGCTGGTATCAAGATCTACAAGTCCAACAACATCCCCTTCCTGGGTAAGTACGGCACCTCGACTGGCCCCGCCATCGAGAACACCGATGCTACCAACGAGAAGAACAACTACGGTGCGACTGCTGACTTTACCAACAGCTGTGGCCTGATCTTCCATCGGGATGCTGCTGCCGTGGTGGAGACCATTGGTCCCTCCGTTGAGACCACCTCTGGTGATGTGAGCATCATGTACCAGGGTGATCTGATTGTTGGCAAGCTTGCAATGGGCGCTGGCTCTGTGCGCGTGTCTGTTGCCGGTGCTTTCCGCAACATCGCTTGATAATGGGGGCCTTCGGGCCCCTTTTTCCATTTAGATCCAAGACTGGATCTTACCCCAATGAATAATGGCTACTCGTACTACTCAACTTGATGCCGTCAACCAAATGCTGTCGTGCATTGGTGGCGCGGCTGTCGTTTCCCTTGATACTGATAACCCTGAGGTCGCGTCGGCTGTAGCAATCCTGGATGAGACTACGAGGACTGTTCTGGCTGAGGGTTGGAACTTTAACACTGAGAAGGAATATCAGTTCACACCTGAGGTGAACGGAGAGATTCCAGTACCATCAAATCTAATTTCATTCTGCCCAGCTTTTGAATACCATGCAGGCGAATACCAGCTGGTTGAAAGGCAGGGCAAGTTCTACGACAAGCTGAACCATACTTATACCTTTACTGAGCCTGTATATTGCGATGTGGTATGGGGGTTTGAGTTTCAGGATTGCCCCCAACCGTTTAAGGAGTACATCACCGCCAGGGCTTCCAGGGCCTATGCGGCAAGGCTTGTGACATCAAAGGAGCAGGTCGAACTGATTGCACAGGATGAGGCTGTGTGCCGGTCACTATGTATTGAATACGACTCATCGACAGCCAAGCCGTCTGTCTTTGGATTGGAGTCCGGACAGAATACCTATATCTCGTTTATGCCTTACCATATGCTGGCACGCTAATGGCAACAATATCTCAGAGGATCCCTAACCTGCTTGGGGGTGTATCACAACAGCCTGACTCACTAAAGCTGCCAGGGCAAGTAAGGAAAGCGGTCAATTGCATTCCAGACCCAACATATGGAATGCTGAAGCGTCCAGGGCTTAAGTTGGTCTCATCACTAGCCAATGCCACAAGCAGTGGTAGGTGGTTCTCGATCTTTCGAGACAGTAGCGAGAGGTATGTTGCACAGTTTAAGACAGATGGAACACTGCTTGTCTGGGATGCGAATACAGGCACCCAGAAGACAGTCAATGCAATTGCAACGAGTGCGAAGAACTACATTGCCAACTGTGCAGCTGCAGACTTTGAGAGTCTTCAGATCAACGACTACACGTTCATTCTGAATAGGTCGAAGACTGTAGGGACTCTGGCGACTGTTTCTCCTACACAGGTGCCGACTGCAATCGTAACCGTCAACCTGATGGGATACGACGTAAGGTACACAGTAAAGGTGGACGCAGCCACCTATACATACACTACGCCGACCACTGGAACGCTTGACATATCTGCAGTGGTTAGCAGTCTGGCAACAGGAATTGCTGCTTTATCTGGTGGCTCTACATACACCACAATCATCGCCGGCAACACGATCATTGTTCGCAGAGCAAACGGGGCCGATTTTACAATTACTGGCGAAGGTGGGGGGAATTCGCAGGCACTGCTGGTCTATAAGGATGCTGTGCCGAATGTCAGCCGTCTGCCAACATCCTGTCAGAATGGCTTGAGGCTTAAGGTCTCTAACCTTGAGGACGCCACAGGTGATGACTACTACGTTGAATTTAAGGTCAACCAAGGGGGAACAACGGTAGGGACAGGTGTCTGGGAGGAGTGTGTAGCTCCTGGCATCCAGACATATCTAGATCCTGATACCATGCCACATGTCATTGTTCGAGAGAGTAATGGGACGTTTACCTTTAGATCTCTAAACCAAGCCCAGAGTGCTGGTGAAGACCTCTACTGGGTGGAGAGGCGTGTTGGAGATGACGAGACCAACCCTTTTCCATCCTTTAAAGGGAAGAAGATTTCTGGAATCAGTTTCTTCAGGAATCGTCTGGTGCTGTTGTCTGGGAGCAATGTGATCTGCTCACAACCTGGGAGCTACTTCAACCTCTTCCGGCTGTCAGCTCTGGCTCAGACAGACGCTGATGCAGTGGACCTCTCAACGGGTGCTCTACGGCCTGTGGACCTGCGATATGGGCTCGGTGATCAGCTAGGCCTGGTGATCTTCTCAGAGACCGCACAGTTCATGCTGACGTCTGAGCAGGACCAGTTTGGCCCAACATCAGCTCAGGTCAAAGCCTTTAGTAACTTCAATATAAATCCAGCAATCAAGCCTGTAGAGACGGGCACATCGTTTGTCTTTGTTGATAACAACCAGGGATATTCAGCAGTGACTGAAATGGTTGTAACATCAGCTGACAACAGACCGTCTATTGCAGACCTATCGCGTACAGCGCCTAATCTTGTACCAGCCCAGCTGGCGTCTATTGCGTCATCAAGCAGTGCATCAATCATCAGCTTCCTGCCGACTACAGCCAATACAAGCCTAAAGGTATTCAAGTTCTTCAATAATTCGAACGAACGGGTACTGGCTTCTTGGATGGAATGGGAACTGCCTGGCAACTGCCTTCTGCAAAGCGTAGACCATGACCAGCTCTTCCTAGTGACCGTACAGAACAATGGGGTATGCCTAAGTACGGTGTCAGTACTGGCAGACGTTGAAGGGACAGCCATCAATGCAAGTGGAAACCCCTACGAATATCGCCTAGACCTGTTTACGGACAATCCGACGCTTACATACAATAGTGGCACAGACAAGACAAAGGTCTATTTCAAAGCTGGGTCCTTTGACCCGGACCTGAAACCAGTCGTGGTAGTTGATGATACAACAACACAGCGCGGGACTGTATATGCCAACTTGACCACCGGAAGCGACGGAACCGGGTGGTATGTAGAGATTCCAGGGGACAGAACAACGGCGTATAACGTCGTCCTTGGGTACGCATATGAATTCCGAATGGAACTACCAGTCTTCTATCGCAGACAGACATATAGCGATGGCAGAGCTCAGGCTGATGTAAGCAACATCCCTCGGGTCACACGGATGACAATCCAGTCGAACAATACTGGCCCGTATAGCGCAAGTGTAGAACTTCTTGGAAGAACGACCAAGACGTATGTGTTTGAGCAGATGGTTGCCAACGTCTATGATGCAAACACAGCACCAGTGCCTGAGTTGATTGATAACACAATTCCAATCTATGGGAAAGGGACAGACGCAAGAGTATCGGTCTTTAGCGAAACACCCTTTCCACTATCATTTGTAGCAGCAACCTGGTATGGGGTTTACTCCAACAGGGGCATCCAGGCAGTCTAAGTACATTGAGTCCGTAGGCATTAAAGAAGCTCTACGGTACTCTCCACATCTTCGCTTTGAAGACCGCAGAGAATTAATGGGAGTTGGTCATCATCCAATGGTGGCCCTCCCACTGTCTGTAGGCCTATCAAGTGATCCAATTAAGTTCTTCAATCAGGATCGGCAGGTAGCAGGGTTTGCTGGAGTCGTAGATGAAGGAAACGGTGTTGGGCGTATTTGGATGTTATGTACTCCGGCTGTAGAGAAGATGCCCTTTATCTTAGTGAGGGAGGCAAAGGAGTGGATCTCCAGCCAGCCGTATCACATGCTCCATAACATCGCTGATCCCAGAAATAGGGCTCACCTAAAGCTATTGACGCTTTTAGGTTTTAAGCGATTGTCCTACGTCCCAGTGGGACCAAAACGTCATACATACGTAGAATTCGCTAAACTATGTGCGATCCAGTAATCATTGGTATCACAACAGCGGTTGTAAGCGGTGTTGGCACTGTTGCAGGCTATCAACAACAACAGAGTCAGGTAGCAGCAGCAAATAACGCTGCATGGCAACAGACAGTATTTACCAACCGCCAATACGAACAGCAGGCTCAGCAGCAACAACGGAACAATATCTTCCAGCTGCAGCAGAACAATATGGCTGTGGAGTTCCAGAATCAGAACATCCTACAGCAAAGTAAGATGCAGATGGACCAGACAATGCGGTCTAATCTGCAAGCACATCAGGAGTGGCAGAACTCGCTGGTAGCCAATAGCTATCAGAATCTGAATCAACAGCTTGACTTTACTGAGCAGCTAAGTAGATCTCAGTTGTCAAAGCAGATGGCTGATATCCAGCAGCAGATGAATCAGCGAGGTCTAGGCGTTGAGCTTGAAGAGGCGCAGCGACGACTTCGTGAGGCACAGTCGGTTGCCGCTTTTGAAGGTGAGCGGTTGATGGTTTCTAACCTACAGTTCACCGGAAGCGTCTTGTCTACTGGTAAGTCCGGTGGGTCAATTGGTCTTGCAGCACAAAGCGTTGATGCTGCCTATGGCCGAGACCTAAGCATGGTTGGTACAAACTTCCAGAACAGGGTAGAAGACTTCTACTCAGACACAACCAACGCCTATACCAAGAAAGTCCAGGCAGACTGGGAGGCTATCTCAAAGATCATTCCGGAGCCAATTAAACCTATTGACATCCCAGCTGCTCCAGCGCCGGTCTATGCGTCGATGCCTGAGGCTCCTGTGTTTGCTCCAATGCAGACCAAGATTCCAAATCTAGGGAAAGTGGTATATGCACCTGCACCAACGAAGACTCCTGGTCCTAGTGGGCTTGGACTTGTTGCAGGCATTGGTGGCTCTGTGTTGAGTGGAATTAATGCTGGTTATTCGATGGCGTCGATGATCAAGAAACCAGGTGGAACGCCTAAGACCGACCCTAGTAGGTAGTGAAGTATGGCTAATGAGTTTAGAACAGTCGAATACCAGGGGTCTAGGTCTGAACGTCAAGCGTATCTCCAGGCTCCTGATGCCTCTAGGGGCTTAGAGGTTAATGCGGAATATAACCAGCGTAGCCTTGCAGCTGGCCAGGAAGGTATTAACCAAATTAACCAACTAGCTGCACGTAATAACGAGCGGCTAGATAACATTGCTTTAGACAACCAACGTGTGGCAATGGCCCAGCAGTCGACTCGTAATGAGTTGGCCTTGCGGGCAAGCCAGATGATTGGCCAGCAGCGTCTGGACAACATGAAGCTGCGGGATGGTTGGCAGTCAGAGATCGAAAGGATCCGGCTGACCCACCAGACCATGCGGGATGAGCTTCGGTTGAAGATCAGCGCTCAAGAGAGCGAGGCCCTTACCAACCTGGGAGCTGGCATTGCTCAGTTCTCTCAGACTCTGTGGAAGCAGAAAGCTGAAGAGACCAATAAGCGCAATCAGGAGCTCCAGAGTCAGGGCCTAATGGATGAACTTCTGGGCTTTGGATCAACAAAGCTTGAGGACCTGTCTAGGGTTGACCAGGCCCAACACATGCGTCTTGCAAGACAGGCTGAAGGTCAGTTAGTAGCACAGACTCTGGATCAGAATGGTCGGCCAGTAGATGCTACACGCATCCGTGCTGACAATCCTTTCTATCTATATGGAAGGCAGGAAGGACTAATCTTAAAGGCAGCTGGAGACCTACCTAGCTACCTTCAGAAAGTGGTAGATGAAGCTCAGGCTAGCGGTACGCTTAAGAAGGGTGATCCTAATGCAGATATTGCATTGGGTATAATCCTAAACACAGCGTCTCGAAAGTTCTTTGTAGAGAAAGGTCTGCTGGAGGTCCCCCCTGCGATTGCCGCAAAATACATGGGGGATGCACTACTGAGAACACAAGCATCTCTTGTTAAACAGTTTAATGCTGAAAACAAGGCGTATGTCAAGGAAACTCAGGAGCGCGTGGCGCTTGGTGAGGGTCTACTAGCATTCGAAACGGTTGGCAAGGACGTAAACGAAGCAACCAAGGTTGTATCTCAGATTATCAATCTGGGCGGCACAGATGGCTTGGTGAAGCTCTTTAAGAGCTATGGAGCCCAGGCCAATATGTCTGGCAACAGGACTCCTCTGGACAACCTAATGCAAGTTCCAGAGATGGCATTTCTTGCAGGTGAATACGCTCAGTGGCAACAGAACTGGCAGGAAACAGCTGCACGTAATGCTGATAAGGCGAACAAGGAGTACGCCGATCGAATTGAAGGCTCGTTCCTTAGTGAACTTACGCAGGTTAATCCATCTCAGGTTCCAGCTCTCCGTGAAAAATACATGGAGCTGGCCCGCACATTACCGATTGATCTGGCCGGACCTCTGCTGCAGAAGATCAGCAAGACAACTATTGCTGACGCAAGCTCTGCGTCTACTGCACTTAACGACCTTATTGAGACAACACCAATCGCGCAGCTGCCTGCTGCTATTGCTCGTTTTAAGGCAGACAATCCTGGGCTGCCAAATAGTGTTGTGCAACAGGCAGATAAGGCACTGAAGTCTTTTGAGAAGTCACTATCTCCAGAAGCACAACAGCTGGTTGAAGAGTCGAAGAGGGCGATTGTAGGACTGATCGATCCAAAAGCTAGTGCTGCTCGGAAGCTCGATGCTGGATATGATGAAAAGCTTAAAGCCGTTATCCGTAACCGACAGGACGAGTTAGAGCGTCGGGCAAAGACCTACTGGCAGCGGCCTGGAGCTTCAGCTGATGGATTCCGCAACTGGCTCCAGCAAAGCAACCAAGACCTGATCAAGGCACCAATCCGCCCTGACGAGAATGGGAACTTCCCTGAATTGACAAGGGGAATAACAGTCCGACCCTCGTCCAGTGCTGTTCCGTCTCTGCCAAGAGGCAACTTTAATGGACGTCAGTTGACGTTCTTTACTTCAGCAAAGGCCCGTGAAAAGGTGCTGTCTGGCAACTATGGGCGTGTTAATGCAACCACCTCGCTTGTACTAACACCAAATGAGGTGATCGCTGGAGCAGCAAACTACGAAGCTGGTAATGGGCATCTTCCTGTAATTCAGAAGCTTGCTGCACGAGCTGGGATGACTCCGGAAGCGTTACTGCAAACGCAAGCCAAGCTCTACAACATGCCAGGACGTCTAGAGCCTCCCAAAGAGGTCAGGCAAACTCCCGCATACCTACAGGGAACTGATGGTGGTCAGCGAGTAAGCCGTGACTATGCAAGGTCATTTGCTCTATCAGCAAAGCTGTCAGAGAGAGGCGCTATCTGGCTAGCAACAAACATGATGGATGAATCTGGTGGAGATCCAAATACCGTACATGACAATGGGACTGGTTTTGGCCTATTTGGTCATCGCCTTGAGCGCAGAGACGCCTTAGTCAATTATGCCAAACAGCGTGGGCTTCCACCCAACGATGCACAGACCCAGCTGGAGTTTGCCGTGTGGGAGATGAAGAATAAATACCCGTCTGTATGGAACATCGTCACTGCTCCCAACCCAACTCTTAACCAACTCTGGAGAGCCTCAAAGGCTTGGGAAGGATTTAATAAGAAACACGATAACCACCGCTTTAACTCACTCAAGAACGCCTTAGGCGGACAATAACCTATGCCTTTTACTCTTGATGGGGTCAGCTTGCCCCCTGAAGCTCAGTATGATCCCGAGGAGCTTAAGCGGCTCCAACAACAGAAACAGCAGCAGGCGACGCAAGCGGCCCCTCAAGGACAGGCAAAGCCGTCTGCTCAAGCAAAGCCACAGCAGAAGCCTCAACAGCAGGGCCCTGGTATTGCCAAGCCTCTAGAAGGTGTTGGTAAGTGGCTAGAAGAAAATATTGCCATCCCCGTTGTCGACACAATCGATAACCTCCAGGGAGACAAGAAGACCCCCGATCAAATCGCCAGGGAGCGTCAGGCTCAGCGAGGTCAGGCCCAGGAGCAAATGCGGGCCTTTGAGGACGCAACAGCAAAGGACCCTGTAGCAGAGGTAATCCGTGGTGTTGCAGGTGGTGTTGAGGACTTGTTTGAGGGTGCCGTCAACTTTCCTGGACAAGTCACCACCCTATTCGGGAATGACTACAAGCCGGTCCGCTCCAATCTGATCAAGGACAACAACACCGTTGCTGGTGATGGCCTTCGGACTCTGACTCGTTATGTGACGGGAGGTCTGTGGGGTAGCAAGCTGACTGGTGGGGCGTTGACTGCTGGACAGAGTGGAGCAGCTCTTGCTGGCGGTCGTCTGGTCCAGGGGTTCATTGAGGACTTCTTGGGTGCTGATGGCACTGCTGAAGATCAGACCCTGATTGGATCCACGCCATTCACCAAGTGGCTACAGACCCAGGACACCAACAATCCGATCCATAACCGCGCCCTGGTGGGCCTGGAGGGTGCCTTGTTTGAAGCAGCAGGGGTTCCTGCTGTTAAAGCAATGTGGAACGTAAGTGGAGCAAGTAAGGCCTACAAGCAGCTTGGAGACCTCAGTTCCTCCTACTTCAAAGGTAAGAACCAGAAGAAGTTACAGGATGCTCTTGCCAAAGTTCAGAGTGACTTTGGAATTAAGCTGGACCCAGTAACACCAGAAACAACTGAGGAGCAGCTGCAGGCCTTGTTGGACAAGACACGCAGTATGCTGTCTGATCCACAAGTTCTACGAGACCAACGCAAAGCAAAGGCAGTTGCTGAATATGAGCGGGCTGTAAGAGAAGCTGCAGCTCCTAGGCTTGCCCTTGCTGCACAGGGAAGGCTGAAGAAGCTTCTAGCTAAGGCCTTTGCAGATGACCAGTTTGGTCGGACTCTTGACTATACAAGGACTGCTGAGGCTGACCTGGTCCTTCGCGCTATTGCAGAGGATCCTCAGCGTCTAAAGTTGAACAAGCTGATCTCTGAAGCAGCTGGTACTACAGACGAGACAGACCCGATCTTTTCATATCTACGTCAAAGGGTAGAGGCTTATCCTGCAGCAAAGCAGCTTGACGATATTGCCAACACTGTCCAATATGGTGGTCCGCCGGACGAGCTAGTTCTGGATGGTGGGAAGCTACCGGAATATACAGACTACCTGAGTCAGCTGGACGGTCAGATCTCAATCTATGAGAAGAATCTGGCTGATGTCCAGAAGACGATGGGCATCCAGGAAAGTCTGATTGCTGATCTGGATAAGCTGAATGGAGCGTCTAGCCTGCGAATTGCTGGTCTGGAAGCTGAGCTTCCGAACCTGCCTAGCAGGGCCCAGGCAGAAGCTGCTCAGAGCATTCCGTTCAGCCTATCAAAGGCTCAGGTCACTCGTCTCCAGCAGATCCAACTACCTGAAGGGGTGACGATCACGCCTGGGCGTCGGGTACAAGGTCTGACGCCGAATAATATCAACGAGTTCAAGGCTTCTATTGACGAACTGGCCTCCTCAGGCGATCAGGTTGCCGTAAATCTGGCAGCGCGGCTAGGCAAGGTAGGTGTGCCAGAACCAATCCCTGCCGACTTCCGCTCCCAGGAAAGCATCCAAGAGATGTTGGCACAGCTGAAGCAAGAGCGTCAGGATGTGTTCCAAGAGGTGGTGACACGTCGGCAAGAGCTGGGACCTATGCGCCGCTTTGCTGCTGACAACGATGCACAGGTCCAGAACCTGAGGGTGCAGCGGGAAGCCTTTATGGCCAAGATGACCGCTAAGCCTGAGCAGTTCGCTGCGGATTACATTCCGGTCAACATGACCAGCAAGAACATCACCTCAATCGTTAAGGAACGTGGTGGTGGACAACCTGGAGTCGACCTCTACTTTGAGGACAAGCGCTTCCCTGCGCTGCTCGATGGCCGTGTCAAGGATATTGGCCGTCAGGGTAACCAGTCTGGTGGCTATGGCAACTACATTGTTGTCGAATCCATCGACCCTAAGACTGGTCAGACCGTTGATGTGCTCTATGCACACCTGGCTGATGGAAGCATCAAGGTCAAAGAAGGTGACATGGTTGGTACAGGCCAACAGATCGGCACCCAAGGAGGTACTGGCTCTGTCCGCTCCGTAGATGGAACCATTGCCTCTGTGGACTTCCTTGCCCCTGCGCCGAAGGGATCCAAGTCGATGACCCCCTATGCGCGGTGGAGCCAGCTTGTTGATGAACTTAGCGATGGTATCCGGAAGGGGACCATCTCGCCCTCTCAGGTAGGCAGCAAGGCCCCTGCAGTAGCCCCTGAGGCGGCTGAAGTAGCAGCACGCCAAGCCGATGAAATCATCCCCACCAAGACCCGTAAGGAGGCCGTAGAGGCTGGTTATGAGGTCGGGGAGGTAGTCCCTGCTGTTCCTCGGACCAGCCTGCTGGACACCTTTGATGATGAAGAGAGTGTCATCAATACAGCCAAGCCAGGTAAGGCGTCGCTGACTGAGGCAGACATCTACAGCCTGTCTAACGATACCCAGGGGTTCCTGCTCCTGGAGAAGGTTGTTGGTGACATCGACCGTGAAGTGCTGTTTACCCCTTCTCAGACTGTTGAGAAGATGGCTGCAGCCTCGGAACTTGCCAAGGAGTGGTTGGATGCCACTGATGATGACCTACTGGCGTCCCTGAAGAACCCTGCCATTGGTACGGTTGTTGATGGTGAGCACCTGATGCTGACCACCAAGGGCTACGCAGCGACTGGTCTTGTGCTCAAGGAGCTCCAGCGTCAAGCTAAAGACCTGGGGTACAGCGTCCTCAACAACTCTAAGGACGGAGCACCAGAGGCCGTACAGGATGCCCTGCGACTTGTTGATCGGATGGGGGCAATGCTTCGTCTCCGCACCATGCACAAGCAGGTCACATCTGGAAAGCTCCGTGAGCTCGGCTACATCGCCGAGAACCTGGCAGATGGTCCTGACACTCTGAAGTCTAAGTCGAAGCTCTTCAAGGAGCTGGAGGCTCGTCATCTGGATGATCTGGCCAAGGATCAGCAGATGTACCAGACCTTCAATGCCCTGAAGAAGGAGATCCGGGCTGGTAACCCTGCAGCGTTTAAGCACCTGGAGCGGGTTGCAGCTGGCATGGCTGTCAGTGTCGATAGCCCAAAGAATGCCAAGGTATGGCAGACAGTACTGGCGTCTAATGGAAAGAATATTGATGCCCTATACGTTAATTCGATTCTGTCTGGCCCCCTGACTCAACAGCGTAACTTCTGGGGTAACTTCTATCAGGCAGTCGGACATCCGGTTCAGGCTTATCTGGGAACCATGCTTCCTGGAAAGGCCAATGCCAAGATCCGCATGCAGGCCACCGCAGCCCTTGGAGCAACCTATGACAGCTATAAGGAGCTAACTAGCCTGATCGGACGCCTTTACAAAGAACAGTGGAAGGCAATGGATGATGGCATTAAGGAATACAGCGTCTGGGATGAAGAACTTGAGAGGAACATGGCCAGAATTAAGGCCATGGCAGAAGCTGATGAGCTTGGCTGGGCACAACAAAGCACATATGCGTTGGCAGTCAATGTACGGAAGCTAGTTGATTCACCGTTCATGCGCCCAATGATGGCATTCATGGGGGCTACGGATAAGTTCTTCCAGGTAGTAGCAGCAAGGCAGGTAGCTGCTCGGCGGGCGGTTGAGGATGCTCTCGTTGAGATGGGGGATGCACCTCTGACTGGAAAGCGCAGTCAGCAGTTTGGTGAGCTTGTCGAACAACTGAAGGAATACCATGTTGGCAAGATCTTCTCTGATGATGGGTTTACGGTCATTGATGAGGAAGCTAAGCATCTTGGACAGACGCTGACTTTCCAAACTCCCATTGGTGAGTCGGATGAATTCACCAAGCGCCTGAACCAGCTGTCGTCAGTCCCTTTGATGAAGACGCTGGGTATCACCTTTGTGAAGACCCCGTCTGCCATCCTGAAGGCATCCGCGAATCTGACTCCTGGCCTGTCGACACTACTTAAGCATTCGGACCAGCTCTACAAGAACGGGTCTGATTATTATCGGGCCATGCGGGATGGAGCGGAGGCCGCCTCTTACATCATTGGAGCATCAGCATTCATTGGTGGGGCTTCAGGTGCATTAACAGGCGCAGGGCCTCTTCGTGGAGAGAATCGAGATACGTGGCTGACACATAACAAGCCATACACACTGACTTTAGGCGAACTGGAGATCAACTATCAGGGCATGGAGCCTGCAACAACAGTGATTGGTCTGTTTGCCGACATGGGATCTCTGTTCCTTGGTGGACGTAGTGAACAGGAGAATGCTTGGCTAGCCATCGTGCCTGCAATCATGTCAAACGTGGTCAACAAGTCGTATCTGACTCAGATCTCGACGATGGCACAACTGATCAATGCCTCCAGTCCTAACGACATCAAGAAGCTTGGCGAGAACATTGCCCGTGGGCTTGTTCCATATTCAGGAATGCGCAATCAGGTTGGTCAATACATCGACTCTGCCCTGCGAGAAGTCCGTTCTCAGATTGAGCCCAGCTGGAGCTGGTATCTGAAGAAACACACTGGCCTGGGTAGCACCACAGCCCTGCCTCAGCAGCTTGATCCAGTGACCGGTAAGCCGTTGTCGAGGGAAGGTCTGGGTTCGGCTGGCGGCTTTGTCTCAGCCCTACAAACCATCAACCCAATTGGTCTTGGCCTCCGTCTGTCAAAGAACCGCTTTGAGCCTGTCCACAAGATGCTGGCAGAAGAAGGGGTTGACATTGACAACGACCAGCGGAAGCTGAACACCCAGGACATGACCAACGAAGAGGTGGTCGAGTATGTCAGGTTACGCGCAGGTGATGGTGAGTTGAAGAAGGATCTGCTGACCTACTTCAATAGCCCTCAATACAAGAACGTCGACAAACCTGAATCTGAACGGCAACGCCAAGAGGGTGTTGATGTAGATAAGACCTATGCCCATGAACACATCATGGGGATTGTTCGTATGCACCATGACCGCGCTGTAGCAACGATGGAGCTTGGCCTGACTGATGTCAGCCAGGGCTTTGCTAAGCGGCGGCAGGAGGCGCTTAAAGGTGCCTTCAAACAAGAGAAACGCTATAACCGCACCGCTGATGTTCTAAATCCGCAGGAAGTCGTCAACAACTATCCGTACTAAGGCAGATGGCCGTTACTCAGAATACTTACACAGGGAATGGTTCCACCACAAACTATTCCTTCACTTTCCCATACCTTGAAACCACTGACATCAAAGTAAGTGTCAATGGAACCCCTACAACTGCATACACACTGGCCAATGCCACGACGGTTTCGTTCAACTCAGCCCCTGCCAACGGAGCTGCTATCCGTATTTACCGAGAAACGGCTGATGCGACACTAAATGCTTCATTTTATCCAGGATCTGCGATTCGCTCTCAGGATCTGAACGATAACTTTACTCAGATCCTTTATGTTTCTCAAGAGACGAAGACATTTGCAGAGGGAACTGATGCATCAGCTATTCAAGGACAAGTTAATGCAGCAGTAGCTACAGCTAATACTGCTAATACAAACGCTAATGCAGCTGTTGCCACTGCTAATACAGCATCAAGTACAGCCAACGGCATTGCTGCTACTGCTAACTCTGCACTAAGTACTGCTCAAGCTGCCGAGACAACCGCTAATGGTATCTCAGCAACAGCCAATACTGCATTGAGTACAGCTAATAGCGCCTCCACAACAGCTAATGCTGCCCTAGCACGTTCTGGTGGTACAATGACTGGCGCAATCACATTTGTTGCTGGTCAAACATATCCACAGGTTCCACAAAACTCTAAGACAGCTGCCTATACCCTACTGGCTAGTGATGCAGGTAAGCATGTCTCGATCACTACTGGTGGTATTACAATCCCCTCTGGTGTCTTTAGTGTCGGTGATGCAATCAGCATTTACAACAACAGCGGCAGCAGTCAGACCATTACCCAAGGGGCTAGTACAACTTTGAGGCTTGCTGGTTCTGCTTCTACAGGTAATAGAACAATTGCTCAGTACGGGTTATGTACTATTCTGTGTGTAGCTAGTAACACTTTTGTGATTAGTGGAGCAGGGTTAACGTGAGTATTATTCAATTGATGGGGTCAGGTGATATGACTCCAGCAGCGGACGCGTATTCTGCTTTTCTTACCGAAGCCTTACCTTTGAACTTTAAGTATGGTTTTACAGACCAGTCTTATAGGATTAGAGGAGCAGGTGGACCAGCTTCTGTTGTTTATAATTCTTCGGCCTATCAACCAGAAATGGTTATTAGTTCCTTGAACTCAAAGTTTTATGGATCTAGTGCTAAGGAGCCACAGACAAGTCCAGCTGGAACAACATTTCATGCTTCACAGCTTGATGTAGATACAGGAGCCTCCAATACAATTGGAACTCAGAATTATTGTTATGAGTTTTGGTGGTACAGTCAAGACTTTAACTTTGCTGGACTAGTAAACTATACTCTGAACTATAACAGCGTTAGTACTGGTGGTGCAGGACTTACTTCTGGTGATGTTCCACATATTACTATTAAGGGAGATAACTGGGTCAATACCGCACCATATCAACGTGGTATCTGGGTAGGCGGTGGCCCAAATACAACTTTCTTTTATGAAACGACATCTCAATGTTTGCTGCCAAATACCTGGCATCACATTGCTGTCACAAGATCAGGAACCACCGGTAGAATATTTGTAGACGGTGTATTGCAAGCAACTGGCACAGATTCCAGAAACTATGCAGGATACGTCAATGTTCATGGGGTCTGCAACCGTACACTTGGGTCTGGAATGTATTTACAAGATATTCGGTGTTATGTTGGCACCGCTAAATACACCAGCAACTTTACAGTACCTGGACCAATATTTCTTTAGACCTATACGATTGACACACGATGCCATTTCCAAACAATCCGAGCGTGGGTGACACTCACGTTGAGAACAATACTACATACAAATATCTCGGACCTACCAATGGTTGGTATCGAGTAAGCGTCGGTCCTAGCAACGATACTACCTACACTGGTGGTGGGGGTGGCAATGCCTCTGCTACAGGTAATGCTGGGGAGATCCAGTACACTGATGGTACAAACCTTGCTGCATCCCCGGATCTTCTTTGGGATGATGTCAATAAGGACCTAGAGATTGGTGGTGACATCACTCTTGATGACGGTGGCACCTTCACCACTACGGTTCAAACCGTCACCCCCACCGCAAACCGTACGATCAGCTTCCCCGATGCAACGGGAACGGTCGCATTAGTTGCTGGGTCTAGTGGGCAGCTGCTGTGGAACAACGCTGGTGTTAATGCAGGCGTCTCGACGCTGACCTATGACGGCAGCATCCTTACAACCAGCG